ATGTCGTACCGTATGGAACAATATGGAAATAAACCTACTAAAATGGTTGGTTAAATTTGCTAAAATTAGACTATATATTTAAGTCTAGAATAAATATTAAATAGAATATTAATTCAGAATTTGGTCAAAGTTAGTTAGAACAAACAACTAATATGGAAATATTTTCCTGAGTCGGTGCCGATGTGGGTGAAAATATACTAGATTGATTGGTTAATATTTTGCATGAAAAAGTACGAGAAATTTTGAAAAAAGGTGTTGACATTTTTTCATGTTAAGTGGTATTATATAATCACAGAAAGGGAAAAAACGAAACCGAAAGGAGAAGTCAATGAAAGTTAAAGAATTTATTGATAAAATGAAATTTACCGATAGCATCGCAAATGTTTATATTTTAACTGGTGATACAACGTTTCAATATTTTGATGAACACAGATACAGAGAGACGTTGAGGTGTTTTGGTGCATTAATAGATGATTATGGTGATAGTGAGGTTAACTGTTGGCATCTAAACATCAACTACGTGTCTGAAATAGTTGAAATAGTTATACGAATTAAATAATGAAAAAGTATGTAGTAGAATTTACATCAGCGGATAACGTAATTGAGGCAAACATAACAGGCAATTGGTATTGCGAATCAGTCATGTCAGAAAGTTATTTAGAAGCATTTGATTTAATAAAAGAATATTTGATAGAGTTTGGAATTGAACCTGAAGAATTTATATTCAGAGCTAAAACAGCCGAAGATACAGAATGGGTTTATGATTAAGGAGGTTTAACATGAATATTAAAACTATAATTGAGAAATATGAAGGTAACATATTAAACGATGAAGAATATGAAGAGTTATGTTTTGAACAATGTGTTGAACGCATTGAATGGAATGGTAGGAGCGGGATGCACCCAGGATTAAATTGGCATACAATTTATTTCATAAACGGCCAAGAAATTGATGTATACACAGAATGATTTAACACTTAAAAGTATAAGGAGTTGTAAAAATGGACGCTATTAGATATTTAAAGAAAAGAAGTGCCCTGTGTGACACATATATTTGCACTACATGCCCATTGGGTGAAGGTGCAACCAAATATTCATTGACTTGTAGAGATTTTGAAAATTTATATCCTGAACAAGCTATTGATATCGTGGATAGGTATGCGATAAATGATAACGAGGAAAAATTCAGAGCTATGTGGTCTTATCTTTCGATTCATCCAGAAGCTACTAAAAGGGACGCAATAAGACAATTAGGTGATAATCCTAATTACATTAAAAATGAGTGTTATGCATGTGAAGAAGTAAACGGAAATTGCGATTTATGCCCTCTCCCTTGGCGTGTATGTTTTGGTAAGGATTCATTACATAATCATTGGCTCTACACAACAAATCCGAATGTTGCGTCGGAATTAGCAAAAATAATATCTGCCAGTGAATGGAAGGTGAGGAAAAATGATTAGAATATTAGATAATTCATATACAGATTATGAAAAAGATGTTTATTAAATTTATGGAATACTATGTTGCTAGAAAGAGATATACATTGCGCATGCTACACAGTTGGATGTGATAATTGTGGGTTAAAGAGACTTTGCGCTGATTTAGATGCTACATATAAATGGTTGGAGAAAAATTATGACAAAGATTAAAATATATATTTTAGTTATATTATTTATACTATACATGTCAATCCCAAGCACATTAGAAAATATTTGGAGGTAATAAATGTCAATTTTAACAGAAAAAATAAAAGTTGCAATAAGCTATTGTGAAGATGTACAAGCGATAGTTGAGTTATATGGATATATCGTAAGATGTATTGATTTGAACGATAAAGATATGGAAGAATTAACACGTGCTGTTGTTTTAAAACTAGAATATTTTGAGGTATCATAATGAAATTAATAACAGGATTAGAAAAAATTTACAAATGCAACGATGTCACCAGTGTATTAGAAATCTACCGAGAAATAATCCTTGTAATCTCTGCCGAAAAATGCCAGTTACCCTACTCGCTTCTCACCGATGAAGCCGTACGCATTTTAACAAACGTTGTAGAATTAAAAATAACCTCATTAATTACACTATCACTTATTGACGAATTATAACATTCCTGTTAAAATATCTATGTAATATAAATTACAATAAATTTCATAACTGCTTCCGGCGGCTGTGAAGGCCGCCAAACATCTGTGGGTAGTTCAATAGGGAGAAACAATCAATCGTAAAGCGGCCGTATGTTAAAACGATCGTGACCGTGACCTAGGCGAGTTGAAAAGATGTGGGTTCGAATCCCACCCCACTGGCCAGCACTAAAAAGGAAAGGAGTGATAAAGTGCCAAGAAAAAGAATAGTAAGTAGAACAATTAAGACAACTCAGGGCGAAGCGCTCGCAGTGGACAAAGAAACACGAGAGCTGGAAAGTGTGCCATTTCTATTAAGTGGTCATTATGAAAATCCCGACAAAATGGTTGAGGTATTAAACCAGCGCAATGATGGTTATGTTTACACTATAATTCAGACATACCATTTTGAAAGCGTAAAGTATGTAATGCCAGAAGATGAATTTATAGCACACAGTGAAATCGAAAGAGAGTAAGTAAAGGAGATTAAAAAATGAGTGAGAGAAATTACATGGTTGAGATTATTGAAGCGAGTAAGGATTTGACAGCGAGAGAGGCAATCAAACTGAAAGATACAACGGACGCGATTAAATTAGACGATGCTATCGAATGGGATGGAGCCATCACATTGGATGTAGATATGTATGCTGAATTGTTGGTTCACAATAGTAAATCTGAAAAAGAAGAATATCCACTGTATATTGTTATCGCAACAGACGGCAAGAAATATTACACAGGTTCCAATCCATTTTGGACATCGTTTAAAGATATTATTTCTGAATTAGAGAAAGCAGGTGAGGAATTGACTGGTATAAAAGTGTATAAGAGAGATTCGAAAAACTATACTGGTAAACAGTTCATAACCTGCGGTATAGAATAAAATAACATCATCTAACCGCCATAATATTATGGCGGTTTTTAATTTCTAAGGAGGCAGTCATGAAAACAATTAACCAACAATTATGGTCTAAAGAAGTAAGAAGAATCAGAAATTTTATAAAACGGGCAAGCAAACGTGGTTTTGAATTTGACGCAAATATAATCCCAGAAATGCCCAAGCGTGTAACGAAAAAAGCGTTACAGGAATTAAGAAGACAGACAACACCAAATAGGTTATATATGCGAGCTACCTACCATCTGGCAAGCGGTCAGACAACTACAGGCCTGCGAGGCAGACAGATTGAAAGACAAGCGGCGGCAAGGAAAGCCGCACGCACCAGAGCCGAAAAAGGAAAAACTAAACTACCTTCACGAGGTAGATTAACGTTAGATAATTTTTTAAGAACATTTATTGAAGCTGGTTTTGACACAACATGGTCGGCATACATGCGAGAAATGAAAACAGAAGACAGAAACAGAGCGGTTAACATGGTAGAAAGAGCTGTAACACAATTCGGCGAGGGAATTGTAGCACAAAGAATTCAAGACAACGCTATGCGTATAAGTGAATTAGCTGAACGTATTGCATGGGATAGTAAACCAACCGAAGTTAATTTGGATTTAAATGAATTAGCTGTCATATTATTCAATGGTGCGTTTACATTGGAGCAGTCTATACAATATACGTCTGAAAACGATATGTTATAAAGGTGTTGCCATGGGCAAAGCAATGAATTTTCGGTATTTTGTCGGCGATTTTGAAACAACGGTCTATGAGGAACAAGACTATACCGAAGTATGGGCGGCCGCGTGCGTTGAATTATACACAGAAGATGTTAAAATTTTTCACAGCATTTCAGAAATTTTTCAATATTTAAGAGAAATTGACGATAATGTGTGCATATATTTCCACAATTTAAAATTTGATGGTGCGTTTTGGATGTCGTTTCTATTAACACAGATGGGTTTTAAGCAGGCGTTTTATAACATGCCCACAGATGTAGATAAAATAGAAAAACCTGGCGAAATAGAACCAATTCCACGAAAGGATATGCCGAACGATAGTTTTAATTACAGCATATCCAACATGGGACAATGGTACAGAATCACAATTAAAACAAACCATAAAATTATAGAGATTCGTGACAGTTTAAAATTGATTCCATTTTCGGTTAAAATGATAGGTGAAAGTTTCGGAACACAGCATAAAAAATTAGACATGAAATATGAGGGTTTTAGATATGCTGGGTGTGAAATAACGCCTGAAGAACAGACATACATTAAAAACGATGTATTAGTTGTGAAAGAAGCATTAGAAATAATGTTCAATGATGGGCATAACAAATTAACGATTGGTTCATGTTGTTTATCTGAATTTAAAAAATTAACGGGTAATTATGAATACAAACGTAGGTATCCAGATTTATTTGCAATTGAATTAAACACAGAAAAATATGGTGCTGAGAATGTTGGCGAATATATTCGTAAAAGCTATCGTGGAGGGTGGTGTTATTTAGTGCCTGAAAAAGCTGGCATAAAATACACACAAGGATTAACCGCTGATGTAAATTCGCTATATCCGTCCATGATGTCCAGTGAATCTGGGAATCGTTATCCAATAGGCACACCAGAATTTTGGAGCGGAAATTTTATACCAAAGCAAGCACAATTTGAACACACATATTATTTCATACGAATTAAAACAAGATTTTATATAAAAGATGGTATGTTGCCCACGATACAAGTGAAAGGAAATATGTTATACCCGCCAAGAGAAATGTTAACAACAAGTGATGTATTTAATGGTGAAACAGGGCAATATTATCCATATTACATAGATACAAGTGGGAATGTTGTTGACGCACGGGTGGAATTAACATTAACACAAACGGATTTTGAGTTAATAAAAGAACATTATGAATTGTTAGATTTTGAAATTTTAGACGGGTGTTGGTTCTGGACGGAACCAGGTATTTTTGACGAGTATATTGAAAAATATAAGAAAATAAAGTTGGAAAGTAAAGGAGCGAGAAAGCAAGAAGCAAAATTATTTTTAAATAATCTATATGGGAAAATGGCTAGTAGTACGAACAGCAGTTTTAAATTAGCATACGTGCGTGATGACGGTTCAATCGGATATTTTACTATAGTACAGTATAACAAACAGGCTGGTTATATTCCAGTTGGTTCTGCTATTACTAGTTATGCTAGAAATTTTACAATTAGAGCGGCACAGAAAAATTATTATGGTAGTGATAATCGCGGATTTATATATGCTGACACAGATAGCATACATTGCGATTTAAAACCAGAAGAAGTGAAGGGCATAAAAATACATGATAAAAATTTCTGCTGTTGGAAATTAGAAAGCTATTGGGATGAAGCATTTTTTGTCCGTCCAAAAACGTATATTGAACATGTAACACATGAAGATGGAGAGCCAATAGAGCCATTTTATAATGTTACCTGTGCGGGTATGCCGAAGAAATGCAAGGATTTATTTTTGCGAAGCATGGAAGGGAGGGAATATGACGTAGAAATTGATGGAGAAATGCGAGAGGAAGAAAGGGAGTTTATAAGTGTTCATCGATTGTTGGAAGATTTTAATATTGGATTAGAGGTACCAAGTAAGTTATTACCAAAGACAATAAAAGGTGGAGTTGTGTTAAAAAATACAACGTATAAAATGAGGTGAATTAGATGTTCAGTTACCTGTTTACGTTCGCTAAGATTGTTGTAATTGCGCTGTGCGTTATATTTCTTATTTTGGCGGCTATTGTTGTTTGTAGATTTTTATTTGAAATTGCCTGTAAAATATTTCATAAATTAGAAAGGTGGTAATTTAAAAGTGAAAATGTTCGAAGAAAGATTAAAATTCAAAACGGGGATGAATAACATCCCCGTTTCATATATCCTAGTCGTAAACAATACCAAAGCGAGTAGCAATCTCGACTATCCCACAGGCGGCATATTCCATCCGTGCTTTCCTGTTTCGTCAGTGGTATAAATTTACGGGGATATCAATATGATAATGCGGCTAACAATGCTTCTTTACATTTTAGATTTTTAAATCTAAAACACCCACGTTCAAAAAAGTAACGCATATTTGAAAGAAACATGTCATTGTTTTTTAGCATAATATAATTTATATCGTGGTCATTCACGTCAACCACGATTTTCTGTTTATAAGTTTTATCGGGTTTGTCGTTACAATATATTATCCCGTTGTGTGCGTATTCACGCAGACCATAGTCACAACCCTCGTATTTTAATGTGCATAGATAACGGCCATATCCTTCAGGCTGTTCAATAAAAGTAGAGTTATCATTCAAGTATGTTGCATTGATTGAATAATTTACATATTTATCACCCGCAAAAGCCTTCATAAAGCCTGATTCTTTTTGTGCGCTTGCGGCGGATTCATTGAATCCCTGTTCCAGAACCCACCCATCACCACGCAGAAAATTCACCTCATCGGTCAATCTGGCCGATATTTTCATTGATGTATAATACGGATTCAGTAGCGTAACAGGGTTAGAAACCATATGAACAGGCACATAACGTATTTGTTTGCCGCCGCCACGAGCTATACTGGTATGTATACTGATAAATTTTCGAATTTCATTTTGACAATAGTGGTTGTTTTCAGACTGAAATTCATCAAATAAAATCCGCTCAACGTCTTTGAAAAAATGCGAATATTTTTTAATCTGGTCAGCGGCATTTAACGATATAGCATAACCACACGCTTTATCATTTAAAAATAGCTCATGAAAAATTCCGTTTACTCGTGTTTTACTGTTCATCACATCATCAGGAAAAAAGAGGGAATTTATATCCTTAAAAAATTTATCAGCGCAACCATCCAATTCATACTGGAATCTATATAACAACGCAAACTTTTCACCATGTTTCAGATATCTGTTGACATAATACCTATTAAAATAGGTGGTCTTGCCCGCTGTTCTGTTAGCCGTACATATATATATTTCTGGTTGTTTTCCGTTGATATCTCGGAGTGATAAAAGTTTTGTTCCATCATAAAAAGACATAATTTTCCCTCCCTTTTATTATAAAACAGTTGACAAAATTTGTCAAGGTGGTATAATAAAGCAAAAGGAGTATTATATGGAAAAAATAGGAATATGCGCTGGTATCGGTGTTGTAAGTACAGGTATATCTGCCGCATTTGGTGGATGGGATAATACGATGTCAGCATTAGTGTTTTTTATGGTTATAGATTATTTAACTGGCCTTGCTGTGGCGGGTATTTTTAAAAAATCTACCAAGACCACAGATGGTGGCTTAGAATCTAAAGCAGGTTGGAAGGGATTAATCAGAAAATTTTCTGTTTTAGCCATAGTGCTCATCGCCGCTCAATTAGATGTTCTCCTTAATTCTTCCTACATTCGCGATGTGGTTATATATTCTTTCTTGGCGAATGAGCTACTATCCATAATTGAAAATATGGGATTAATGGGCGTGCCTCTTCCAACCGTTTTAGAGAATGCGGTATCCGTATTAAATAAGAAAGGGGATAAAAACAGCAATGAGTTGTAGCGCGACGGAAATAATAAACGTAGCAAAAAACGAAATTGGTACAATTGAAAAAAACATAAATAATATAAAATATAATACAGATTACTATGGCGGTGTTGTCAGCGGTGGCCAATTTGACTACTGCGTTGTGTTTATTTGGTGGTGTTTTAACAAACTCAATAGTACATCTATATTTTGCGGTGGCACCAAAACTGCATATGTACCATATGTAGATTCTTACGCACGAAAAAATGGATATACTGTTTCAAAATCCAATATGCGAAAGGGTGACATTTTAATTTATGATTGGGATGGCGATGGCGATGGCGACCACATCGGCTTTTGTGAGTCTGTTTCTGGAAACACGATAACGGCTATTGAAGGCAACACCTCTGGCACAAACGGGGAAGGTGTTTACCGAAAAACCAGAAGTAAAGCAGATGTGTTAACAGTTTATAGACCGCCATATTCCAGTGCGTCGTCTACTAATGTTTCACGTGAAACAATTTATGACGTGGCTGAAACTGTTATCCGTGGAGATTATGGAAACGGAAATACAAGAAAGAAAAAACTGGAAGCAAAAGGATACAATTACAGCGAAGTACAAGATTGTGTAAACGCAATATTGGCAGATTCGGGTAATACAAATGCGGCTGAAGCAGTAATCCGCGGTGAATATGGAAATGGCACAAGCAGAAAGAAAAATCTGGAAACACACGGATATAATTATAATAACGTCCAGACCATTGTAAATGCAATGTTGAAGGAGGCATAAAATGCCTACATATGTTCCACGTTATAGCACGTCCAGTCCAACAGAAATGCAAGGTAATCCAATGTGGTATTCGGACAACCCATTCTATCAATCTGGGTATGGTCTTCCGAATTGTACGTGCTATGCGTGGGGAAGATATTGGGAAGTTACGGGCGAACGCCCGAACAACCTACCAACTGGGAACGCTGGCACATGGTATGATACCGCACGTTCCAGAGGATTTAAAGTTGGTAGTCAACCAGCATTAGGAGCAATATTGTGCATGGGGCGGCGTGGTTATGCTGGTCATGTGTGCGTGGTTGAATATATAGCCGATGATGGGACACTGACGGTTAGCAATTCTGCATGGCGGGGAACATATTTTTTTCTAACAACTAATTCCTCGGCTAACAATTATTTGCCTGCTGGATGGGCTTCATCTGGTTATTATTTACAGGGGTTTATATATGCGGGGCAATACGACCCAGACCCAGACCGACCACCAGACCCAGGCCCCGACCCAGGGCCCGGCCCCAGTTGGAGGATACCAGGTCAATTAAAGTATTGGAATTATGCTCCAAATTGGTTTAAAAGATATTACAGATAGGAGGTAAATATGGCTGTAAAAACAGTAGAGGAATTGTTACAGGCTGTAGCTAATATTGTAGGTGACAATAACAGTGATGAGGCGTTGACATTTATTGAAGACGTGAATGATACTGTACGTGATTTAGACGCTAGAACAAATGACACTACAGACTGGGAAAATCGTTATAATGAAAATAATGCAGAATGGGAAAGAAAATATAATGAATTAGACAATGAATGGAGAAACCGCTATAAAGAACGTTTCTTTTCCGCATCAGATGTTAACGACGATGAGGATTTTGTTGATGACGTAAATGACATCAAAGAACAGGAAGAAAAACCGAAAACAACATACGATGAATTATTTGAAATGGAGGGAAAATAAATGCCTAGAAAAATTGCTATATCGACGCTAAATGCGTCAACGTATGATATTCTGAATGTAATTAGACAGAATGCATCTGCGGAATATCAGTCACTGGTGCCAGAAGTATCGCCAGAAACAGGAGTGAGAGTTGTAGGCGAAGTATTCAGGGGTTATCCCGCGATGGCTAATCAGTTTTTGTCATCCCTGATAAATAGAATAGCATTAGTTAGAATAAACAGTAAACTTTTTAACAATGCATATTCTATGTTAAAAAAAGGTTTTCTGGAATACGGGGAAACGGTTGAAGAAGTATTTGTAAATCTTGTCAAGGCAAGGGAATTTTCTGTAGAAAAAGCCGCCGATAGAGAGCTGAAAAGAAGTGTGCCAGATGTCAGGACAGCAATGCATATAATGAATTATAGGGTGCAGTATCCTGTAACCATTCAGGATATGGATTTACATATGGCATTTCTGTCTGAGGAAGGTGTACAGGATTTAATCGCTAAAATAATTGATAGTATTTATTCATCTGCAAATTACGATGAGTTTCTGCTGTTCAAATATCTTATGATAAAGGGAATAACATCGGGTAAAATGTACCCAGTACAGTTTGATAATAGCGATATACACAATGCCGCCAAAGCGTTCAGAGGGTTTTCTAATCTGATAACATTTATGAAAACCGAATATAATGCAGAAGGGGTACACACTTTTACACCAAGAGATGACCAGTATATCTTCATGTCTGCTGGATTTAACGCTGATTTTGATGTTGATGTTCTGGCCAGTGCGTTCAACATGGACAAGGCAACATTTCTCGGTCATTTACAGCTGATTGATGATTGGACTACATTTGACAATGACAGATTTTCTGAAATAGTTGTAAATTCTGACATGATAGAACCTGTGACCGAAGATGAATTAGCGTTGATGGCAAATGTGTCTGCCGTTATCGTTGACGCCGAGTGGTTTCAGGTTTATGACAATCAGGCCAGATTCACAGAAAAATATGTTGCATCTGGTGAATACTGGAATTATTTCTATAATGTGTGGAAAACTGTATCTATATCCCCATTCAGTAATGCGTTGGTGTTTGTAACTGGTTCTGCAAATATCACTATGCCAGAGACATTTACAGTTCATATTACAGATAAATCTGAATCTGATTTTGCAACCACACTTACATTGGGAGTTGAGACAGCAGACGAGCAACCAGCTGTGTTTAATCAGCAGTTCAGATTCGTGCAGACTGAGCAGATGACAGAAGACGGAATTGCAATGCATCCATACGGTGCAATTCTGATACCAGAAGCGAAAGTTACAGCGGCTACAAAAATTACAGTGAAAATGGATGTCGGAAATGCTAGTTACACATCGGCAACGCAGATTGACGCAACGGCTGAAGTTGATAGCACGATTACCATGAATAAAGATGCATAATGGAAGGGATATAAATCCCTTCCTGATTTTGGAGGTTATTTCATGTATATAGCACCTAATTCAGTAGTTAGAATATTGCGCAATTGCCCGTTAGATAACACGTATGACCATACGATTTATTTTTCATCGGCTAGTGCGCAGGCTACATATTTTCAATCATTGACCGCATACACACACACTAATCTGTCATATAATCGTGTAAATCGAGGGCAGTTGAAAATTCAGCGAAAAGCCGAAGACATGTATAACTGCAATTACATGATGTTTCAAAACACTAGTTTTGGGAGCAAGTGGTTTTATGCTTTTATATCATCGGTCGAATATGTATCTAACGAGGTGTCATTAATTACATTTGAAATAGATGTAATGCAGACATGGTTTTTTGACGTTACATTGGAACAGTGTTTTGTGGAACGTGAACACGTTATGGATGATACAATAGGTGCAAATTTACAGCCTGAACCAGTGGATTTGGGGGAATATGTGTATAACAGTTTTTCAGATTCAGGATACTGTGAAACACCATGCGCTGTTGTAATGTCAAATGTTGGTTCCTCGGGGCAAGAAGTAAAGCCAACATTTGCGGCAAATACATTACACGGTACAGCTTACGCACCGTATAGCGTTACGGAATCAGGGCAAGAAGCTGTGCGTGAAGATTTGTCTGACGTGTTAACATCGTGGGATGAAATGAATGAATCTATAACAGCAGTGTTCATGTATTACGCTGAATTTATGGATAATGATGTGATAACTATGACAAGAGGTGCATCGTACACTGTCACAAAATCTAAAAACTATAGTAATTTGAATGGATATGCCCCTAAAAACAATAAATTGTTTACATACCCATACAACTACATGCTAGTTACAACCGATGAAGGCGATAGTATTGACATGCGATATGAATATTTTTCCACATCAAATTGTCAATTTGTTATGGCTGGAAGTGTTGCGGCTAATCCACAAATATCTTTACAACCTTTAAATTATAAGGGATGTTCATTTTTACGAAATGAACAACTGATTTTGTCAGGGTTCCCGCAGTGTACATTTAACATAGACGCTTTCAAGGCATGGTTATCTCAGACTGCTTCAAATCCGTCAACGTGGTCTGGTTTGATGCAATCGACCGCTTCGGGTGCGGCTGTCGGTGGCTTACAGGGTGCCGCAGTTGGTGCCGCTACTGCATTGTTCGGTACAGCTATCGGAGGAGGTTTAGCCGCTGTAAATCCGCCAGAAGTAAAAGGAACATCTCAATCAGCTGTAAACTATTCACAGGGGAAAAAAGATTTTTATTTCTATCCCGCAACTATAACAGCAGATTTTGCCAAAAGAATCGACAATTTTTTAGACGTATACGGATATGCAGTCAACGAGCACAAAGTCCCTAATAGGTCGGGTAGAGCACACTGGAATTATGTAAAAAATAAAACCACTAATTTGGTTGGGAATGCTCCTGCGGATGATGTAAATAAGATAGTATCAATATACAATAAAGGTATTACGTTCTGGCGTAATGGTTCGGAAGTGGGTAACTATTCACTGGATAATACTTTGTAGGTGGTGATTATGGGAAGAAATAAAAACAATAGAGAGTTTTGGACATCAGGTGCCATGAACAATATGGCATATCGGTACTATTATGACCGATTGACTGAATTAGCAATATCAGCTATAAAATGGAATAATCTACCTGATACGATTGATTCCAGATTTATGGAATTAGTGCTATTCAGATACGGACAAGCGGTATTTTTCGAAGATGAAGTCATGGGATATCTATGTTTGACAAATGCGCTGAATGGTAATTGGGATGTATATAATATACCGATACTCAGACGAGCATATGCGACGAACGGATATCAAAAGCAATTAACAAATAAAGATAGTGTTGTTATTTATAACAATCTATTGCATATGAATTCCGCTAGAGATGTTCGATATTATGCTGGGCGTTTAGCGCAGATGGATAGGATAATAGATATCAATGTAAATGCACAGAAAACACCAGTAATGATAAAATGCGATGAAACAGAACGATTGACAATGCAAAATTTGTATATGAAATATGATGGAAATCAGCCGTTTATCTGGGGCGATAAATCTTTGTCATCGACACCGCTGGAAACGCTGAATACTGGTGCGCCTTATGTTGCTGAAGATATCTATAATCTAAAGGAAAAAGTATGGAATGAAGCATTGACATGTCTAGGAATTTCCAATTTAACTGTCAATAAAAAAGAACGTTTAATAACCGATGAAGTACAACGTTCAATTGGCGGAACAATCGCTAGTAGAAAATCCAGACTGAAAGCACGCCAACAGGCGGCTGACATGATAAATGATATGTTCGGATTAGAAATTTCTGTGGAATTTGAAGAAGACACGGGAAACAATGATTACGACGGAAAAGTGTTTGAAGAGGAGGAAAATAATAAATGATTAGTGTTTATACGTTTGTGTTCCTATTCGCCATATTTATGACAATTAACGCAATTATATGCGTAGCGTTGTTGTTGATTGGCTCGTGGGTGAAAGAAACAGCAAAATTTGTAAAAGATTTCAATCGCTGGTATGGCGATTTTCCTGAAGATTTTGATGAGTTTGACTCCCTGATAGATGGCGATGAGGACGCCACTAGATACTGATGTTTAGTTATAGTTTCGGTGTAATCCTATGGTATTGTTTACAGGCTGGGTTGATAGGAGCTGGTGTTGCTTTGTGGGCGGTGATTAAAAAATGAGTATGTATACAACAGAATTACGGTTTATCTGTGAAAACTACGCCAGGTTGACTGAATCAACTGGATATAGTAATGTGGAACAGGTTATCGTTGGGGCATTGCCGAAATTGTTTGATTTTGATTTCCCGATTTTCGATGAAGAATATAGAACAGTTTTGGAAACAAAAATCGTGAAACATTATTATACTAGAGAAATCAGTGAAGAAACTGTTGGACTATGGAAATTGAGATTGAACGCTAAAATGAATGAAATCATGCCGTATTATAACAAATTATATACGGCTTGGGCGGCTGAATTTAATCCGTTGTATGATACAGACATTACAACACAACATACGCTGGATAATGAATCCAGTCAGACAACTACAGGGAAATCTACCGATAGATTCAGTGATACACCGCAAGGTAGTTTGCAGAATATCGAAGATAATACATATTTATCCAGTGCCAATATAAATGACACAAATGCTACAGGAACTAGTACTAGTAGTGACGAATATTTGGAAAAAATTACAGGTAAACGCGGCGGTGCTAGCTATTCGGAAATGTTGGATAAATATAGGGATGCGTTGATAAACATTGATATGATGATTATAAATGAATTGCAAGATTTATTTTTTAAATTATGGTAGGTGATTAAATGTCAGATAAAATTAAAAAAATTAGACCGTTCTGTCAATATGTTTTACCACTAGTATATGACGACAGTTTGTCATACTACGAATCAATATGTAAATTGACGCAAAAGGTCAACGAAATAATAGATTTGTACAACAACATTTCTGATGATTTTGGCGCTTTAGTTGATAAAAAAATCGCTGAATTTAAAATATATGTAGACAGCGAAAACGCAAAACAAGATGACGAACTAAACGCTTTCAAAAATGAAACTGCTGAAAATTTTGATAATGTTTATGATAAACTGACACAAGAAATTAATCGTTTGTACGCATACATTAATAATTTAGACAACGCATTACGTGTATGGGTTGCTGGTGAAATAAATGCCCTAAAAAAATACATTGACGATGCTATCATGGGCAAAATAATGATATACGACCCAACAGTCGGTTACAAAAATCCATTGGACGTTGTCATAAACCATGTTTATGATGCTCTGCGTTATTACGGAATAACATGCTATGAGTATGATTCAGCAAAATGGACGGCGCAACGATATGATGATACACATATTACTGCGTTAAAATTTGATACACTATCAAAACGTATTATCAGTAAAATATATCAATGGTACGTGTTCGATTACGTTACTGGCACATACGACACAATACAACGTGTTCTATATCGTCTATTTCAAACTGTCAGACCTAACGCAATTTCCGCAAATGAATATGATACACGTAATGTCACATCTAATGAATATGACATGTTATCCATCACATCACTTGAATTTGATAGCGACGGTGTAAATCAAATTCCCAGTTGACGGGGAACTAATTACAGTAAATGTGTGGGATGGTTCCCCATATACCACAAATGAATTTGATATATCTAACATAATTACCAGTGTATGGGATTTTAAAAAATGGGAGGAAATATAAATGGCATCAACAAATAAAACACCTAACTACAATTTACCACAGTGGATAGGCACAGACCACCCGACTTTTTCGGGAGATTTCAACGGTGCGTTTTCTGCTATTGATACAGCTATGAACAGCAACAAAAGCGCCGCAGAATCCGCACAGGCAACAGCAACAGCGGCGCAGTCAACGGCACAGACCGCACAGTCAACCGCAGAATCCGCACAGGCGGCTAGCGCAAACGCAACACGGGTGTCACCTATGACTTGCGATGCGTTCGATAATATGTACATCATGGTAGGTAATCAGCCTCCAGAAGATTAAAAAAATGTTTATTCAAAATTGAAAGGAGTTTAAAATGGGTTCAACAAACAAAACACAATATCTGGAATTACCACAGTGGATAGGAACAGACCAGCCAACTTGGCTAGGTGACATGAACGACGCTTTCTTAAAAATTGACGATGGATATAATACCATTAGTGGAAACGCCTCATCTGCAATCTCTCAAGCTGGACAAGCTGTACAAACGGCAAACAACGCGGCGGCGGCCGCATCTACGGCTAAAGAAGATGCCGAAAACGCAAAAAGCACAGCAGACACTGCACAAACAACCGCACAATCCGCACTTACCACAGCGAACAACGCCCTAACTAATGCCAACAACGCTATAAGTGGGCTAGAATCAAAGGTAAATTTAACGGATTTAGCTAACTGGATATCACTTTCAACTACAGTTCCGGAAGCCACTACAACCTCGGAAATCACAGTACTTTACAACCCTACTCTAAAAATGTTAAATATTTTTGGAAGACTTGTCGCATCTGCCCAATCTTTTGTCGGCCCAACTATTTTTAAAATAACTAACTTACCATTTAGCATCTCCCAAAATAGAAATATTTATGGCGGTTTTTTTAGAACACTGTCGGGAGACACAGACCCTCTGCCCGTAATATTCCAAACTAATGGAAACGTTAATGTCAACACCACTATCACGCCAAATATTGGAAAAGAAGTTACATTTAATGTATTACTCAATGTTTCAACTTGGGATTGATTATAACATTAGAAAATTATCCAGTGAGTGTAAACACTCGCTGGATAATTTTTATTATATGTTTACACCCACATCGCACCGACTCAGGAAAATATTTCCATATTAGTT